GTGGCATGTCGAGTGCTGGGCTGGCTGAAAGATCAAGGCTTCAGACCACCTGAGTGGCCTCGCTAACACAATGTCGAAATCCCAACCATGACAAAAGTTTCTGCTAGTTGGGTTTTAAAAAGGCACGTCCTCAAAAGCTTCATCGACCTCACTGAGCCGCCCACTTGCCATGTCGTATCGCAGAGATCCTGCGTAACCGACAGAGCCGGTGTGGCGGTTCTTTAGCACTTGAAGATTACGGAGCCCTGACGTGGGGTCTTGGCTGTCCACCTCAAGGCCTATGCAAGCATCTGACAACTGGGCGATGCTGTGGCTTGATCTCAGTTGGCTAAGTTGGACCTTTGCCCCACCCTCATGGCCTGCCTCGCTTTGTGGCCGTCTCAGGTGGCTGACGAGAAACAAAGCAATGTCTAGCTCTTGTACCAAGACGCGCATGTCAGTCATGATCTGATCGACCATCCTGCGCTCGTCAGTGACCCCGCCGGTGGCCGAGCTTATCAGTATCGACACATGGTCAAGGAAGATCACACGACAGCCCAGAGCCTTGTTCATATACCTGATGCGGTTGCAAATCACCTGCAGATCAGACCCACCGAAATGATCGAAGAAAAACACGGACTGCTTTTGCGTTAGGTTGTCAAAGCTAGCCTCGATTTCTTCGCGGGTCGCGCAGTCTGGGTCCACCGTGATATTCTTATCCATGTGAAGTCCGACAAGGCCTTGCAAGGATCTCTTGGTCGTCTCTTCCAGCATCATCATACCAACGGGCCCAGCCTTGCCTGACATGTGGATCGCATAAGCAAACTCACGCACCAGCGTAGACTTCCCGACACCCGAGCCTGCAGCTATCGTAATCAAAGACGAGGTACGGATGCCCATGAGCAAATCGTTGAGCTTGCTGTACGGGTATTCTATGTCAGCCTTAGCATCAGCCTCGCCAACAATGTCTCGCAGATCTTTGGCGCTCACGATCCCATCTGGCCGGTAC